TTGAACAATCACAGTCTATTTCTACAAAGAAGAGAAATGCTGAATTTGATGCAAGCAAACAAACCGATAACGCCCCAATAAAGCAACTGCAGGATAGCCTTTCCAAGCCTGACAGCTCTTCGGCGTATGATGATATAGATACCAAGAGTATAGACGATGATTTCAAGCTGTCGTCAACTGAAGATGACAAGTTAGCACAACAAAATCTTGAGATGCTACAGGAAGATATATGGCAACTATACGACCAGGGGCTACTAAATAAAGAGGAGATGAGTATATTGGAAAAACTGGCGGATTTAGACGATGATAATGCTATATTTGATAACGTACTACTAAACGCAAGAATCTGTTTAACGAGGGGCTAATGGGAAGAGATTGTATACGCAGGGCAATAGAGGCTTCAAAGAATGCCATGGGCGATGCTACGCTATCAGAGAAAGATGCTAAGCAGCTCTTTGATGAATTACAGGCGAGGGCGGCGGTAGAGTTACGAGCTATGACAGGAACGGACATAAACGACGCTATGGATGCAGTAATAAAGGAAATGCGGAAGAATATCAGTGTTGCTGGTGCTATACAAAAGCAGAATGCGTTTATTAATATAAATAAAGAAAAAGAATTAACAACAAAGGTTGAATCTTTTATTGCCGCAGGACTTAGCGTGCGCAAAGCGTTCCAGGCTATGCTGGTTGGTATTAATGGTGTTTATAATCAAGGCCGCTCATCTGTTGATAATAAATTTAAATCTGTCTACGGTCGATACCTTGGCGCGTTGGTTAAAGACTTAGATAAGGAAAAACTTACTGGAATAATACATCAAAGGGCGTTACAGCCAGAGATTGAAAGAGAACTATACGCACTATCTAGCGGCACTCAGTCTGGTAAAACCGGCTCTAAAGAGGCGTTAAAAATTGCAAAGATTATTTATAAATATAACGAGAGTTTACGGGTTAGGCAAAACAGGGGCGGTGCTAGAATTGATAAATTAGAATCGTACACTACCACCCAAACGCATGACAGGCTGGAAATGCGCAAGCAAGGGTACGAGAAGTGGCGTGATACTATTTTGCCATTGCTTGACCAAGAGCGCACATTTAAAGGAGCTAATATTGATGATTTCTTGCGGTCTTCTTATGAGGTTCTTACAACTGGAGTTTCACGCAAAGAACAGCAGGCTTTAGGTGTTAGGGATGGTAATATTTCCGCCTTTTCTAAGCAGCAAGCGTCCTTGCGTGTAAATGATTTATCTGGAATATCTAATCCTGATGTATTTGTCGCGGAAATGGCAAAACTGCGGAGTGAAGTTAAAGATAAGAATTTTGATCTTGCCATGAAAGATTTGGTAAAGGCTGGATTGCCTCCGCAAATGAAATTAATGGCAATGATAAAGTTATTGATGTTCAGAAATTTTTAGTTGCAAAGGGTTATGATTTAGGTAAATTCGGTGTAAATAAAGATGGTATTGATGGGAAAAGAGGTAAATATACTAATGCGGCAATAGAAAAATATAATTACGACTTAAAGAATCCTGCCCAAATTAAATTTAAATATTTAGAATCTCCAGCAGAAGGAGATTTAAGTATAAAAGAAACTCAATGTGCTGAATATGCTTGTAATGAATTATATAGAAGATCATCTGCCTTTGGAGTTGTATCAGAAGATGCTTTTGAGGCTATATTAGGGATAGCAAATGACGCTTGGTTGTTGTCTGAATCCATAGTAAATAAAGGTGGAGAAGTAATTATTGACAGAAAAAAGAAAGAAGCTGATTTTTCTAAAGTTAAAACAGGTGATGTTTTAGCAATATATACAGGAGGAGGAAGTCGTTATCAATCAGATGCTGATAAATATGGAGATGGTAATACACATGCTGCTTTTGTTTCAAGAGTAAATCCAGATGGTTCTTTTGAAATGCAACACAATGTCCACATTAAGGATGAAAAAGAATGGTATGATTTACATACTAAATATAAGGGGAAAGCTTTTACAGGGCACGTTAATCCAGATGGGACTATAAATGGTTCTAATTATGTTATAAATAAAGTAACAAGACCAGCTTATGAAAAAGTAAATACATCACAAAGAGAATTGAAATATTCAGAAGATGTTAATTTAGTATCTAATGGAAGACCTGAAGAACAGGCTTTAGTCCAAAAAGTAAATAAAACTAAAAATGATATATTTAAAACTTACGGATTAACAGAAGAAGAGGGAGTGTCTTTAAGTCAAGCTGTTTTTGGTATTATAGAACAAGAAACTAAATTTGGAAATTTAACTCCAATAGTAAACCTAAATGATACCGAATTAAATAAATTAGAATCTGAAGCTAAAAGAAAAGCTGTTGAAACAGCTGCTACGGTAGTAAAAAGATTTCAATCAGCTTTTAGTACGGAAAAGTCTTATCACGAAAATGAAGAGGCTTCAACAGGATTAGCAAGAGTTAAAAAACATTTAAATTTCACTGATAAGGAATTAGAAAAGGTTACTAATTTAATAGGGGACAATGGAGATGATGAGGCTTATGTTGCTTACGTTTTAACTATGGCTTTAATGGCTAAAAACTATGCAAGATTAAGACTTAAAAAAATAGATGGAAAAGAGATAAATCTACATTACCTTTATTAACGGTAATAGTATGAGAAGGAACAAATAATGTATTAGAACGTCCATCGGCATTCATCAATGGAGTTGATTCTGTTCCATTCTTCTTTACATGCTGTACTACCGCATTAGTTATCTTTCCTGTAGCCTTTTCTGAAAGTAAATCAAGTTTCTTATCAACGGTATTACTAACTCCTTCTTGCGCTCTTTTAACACCTAAAGAATATGTAAACAAATGCGACCCTACATTTTGACTGTCGTAATTTATCTTACCCAAAACTTCTATGATATGGAAATATTTTAAAGGACTCTCCATATTATAAGTTCCTTTATTTTTTTTGGTTCTCCCTATCTCTTCTCTTTGCTCCTTTTTAGTTCTCTTGAGCTTCAGCAATTGATTTGCAAGTTTAAGATTACGAATCTCTCTGATGTCAATAGCATCTTCAATATCAATATTTCCTCTTGATAATGCCACTTGGATGTTCTGTTCAAGCTGAGCCTTTTGCTCTTCATCAGGAGATACCTCAATGAAAATACCAAAGTCGTATATGTATAAGTCTGATATGTCGTTAAGTATTGACACATTGAATCGACCTATCTGATTAATGAACTCATCTTTAAAGTCAGAGTACTCCAATATGTCGGCAACACGATATGTAATTGCTTCTGCTAATGAACGGTAGATGTACAATCCTGCTTCAAGAATATGGCGAGTCGCAGTATTTGAACTTAAAGCTGCCATTTTTTGAACGCCAACCAAAGCATCAGGATTAGGAGTTGACCCATCGCGGGCCTCATTAAGACCTGTAACGGTCCTAATCATATCCATATAGTGATTGTAATTGGCAATCAGCATTTGAGTTTTAGACGCACCCGAGTTTGACGTAAGTTGAGTTATAGGAACACGAGCGTTATTGAACTCACCATCTTGCGTATAACTTCGTCCTATTACACTACCCGTTTGAAAGTAAAGTCTCAATGCATCTTCGGGATTGTAGGCAGCACCTGTTCCTAAGTCTACCTCATTCAATCCATCGGCATCAATGAATACACCATCCGGCACGACGCGTGCAATAACCTGCTGCAGTTTAAGATGGGTAACTTGAATCAAGTCAGCGAACGGAATCATTCTTCTAACCAACGATTCAATCATACCCTTATACATACGTGGAGCGCAGGCTACGTAGTTTGGTAATGCGTGTTGCGATGCTGACTTAGGACGAACCATATTCTCAGACATCTTCCACTGAAGTAAGATGTTGGTTCCCATAACCATAATCCCTTCATACCAAACATCAATAATCTTTTCAATCTTTTCGAAGTTTCCTTCCTCCATCATTTCAGTAGGAGGATTGAAGTTATCGTCTTTCTCAATTACACGAGTAGCACCATTGTCAAGTTTCTTTTTCTTGTAAACTATCTTTTTGGTAGTCTTGTAATTAAAGTACATCAAGGTACAAGTGTCCTTGTTAAATAAACTATTCTCGTAAAAACGAGCCACGTTGTAGTAATCATACCAACTCTGACTGTACTGAGATATTTCAGCCAAGTCTTCAGTGGTTAATGATTGGTCTATCTTGTAAAGTTCTGTTAGAGGTAATGTTTTGATTTCACCCCAATAGAAACAATCTTTAAAATGAGGGTCTTCAGTATAACTGTAAACTATGTTTGCAGGGTCTACGTATGAGATTTTAACCCCTTCGCCCTGCAGGAACTCGTGCTTAGCCACGGATATTCCAAGAACCATCTCATCATAATCAAGTCTCCAACGAATATCTTGATAATGGTTCTCGTCAAAAATTGTATTGATAGCCTCCTCTTCTGCAATCTCAATAGCCGGCTTGTAGTTAAGTTGCATATACAATGACAACTCATCATCAGTCTCCGGAAGTTCTTGAGGGTCCATCATAAATGGATTGGCTCCCGTCTTTTGTTGAACAATACTCAGAATCTGTTTACCCGCCATCTGAGTTTCAATCATCTCCTGATACTTGTTTCTTTTGGCTTGAGACATTGCATCTTGAGCATATGCCTTAACCTTGAACAATCTATCAGACATTCCATTGACAACGATGTCAACGAACTTAGGGATTACAGGAACCGGAGTCCAATCTAAATTTAGATATGACAAGTCTCCGTCTACCGCTAATTCATTCTTATATTTTGCAACCGATTGTTCGCCACGCGCGTACAGACGAAGTCTGTGAAACTCTCTCCATTGACCGTAGTATCTGCACGATGTTCCGTCTTTACGGAACCACTCATATTGGATAGCCTGACCTACTTGAAGTCCATAAGCATCAGATGCTTTTTCCGCATCCGTAGCAAATTGATTTGGAAACGAAGTGGACAAAATGTTTATTGCTATATTTTTCATTGAATCAGTTGGCTTATTGTTCCATCATTTTTGTATCTTGCGAAGTTAATACTTATTTTGGTTTC